GATTAATTTTATATTACATTTTACTGATGATATTGTAAAATATGAAATTTTAGATGATGGTGTGTTGATAGACGTTTTAAATCCTAAAAGTACACTAGGTTCATTATACGAAGATGATTATCCTATAACTTTAGCCAAAAGTTTGGAGAGTTATTGGCAACCTGCATTTCAACAGATGTGGAAAGCAGAAAAAAAGAAACGTCCTATATCTCAAGTGAATATGGACATGCCGAGTAAACCTAATGATGAAAAAGTTGAAGTTGAAAGTGCAGGTATTATTGATGCTGATGATGAATCCAGAATAATGAAACCAAAAAGAGAACAGATGTTGAAGACATTAGAGTTGATAGCAAGAGCGTTAGATGTTTTAGAAAAAGGACATAGTAATATGGCTGGTAGAGGACTAGGAATTGATGTAGGGGCACAGATAGAAAGTCCCCGTGGACCTACTCGTTTAACTTCTGAACAAAGTATGCCTGATTGGGATATGAAGGAAAGACCTACCGAAGATATGGAAAAACCTGAAAAATATCCCGGTAGAGATAAAAAAATGAAGATTTCCGAAGAATATGATAAAGAAATAGAAGAAGATTTAGACACTTACTGAACCGTTTCATATAAGTAACATAACAAGCCAAACAGGAATTAGTGTGCAGCCGAGACTACAGTACAAACCTTCTGATGAACCTATCAGTTTGCTTAAAGCAGGGAATGAACTTGTCGTCGCTGGATACGCTAGTGTTGAACTAGTAGACAAACAAGGCGATTTAATAACACAAGGGGCATTAAAAGATGGATTTAGAAAATTTATGCAAAATCCATCCTATAGGAATGTGCAGTTGGCACACTCCAATATACAAGTCGGAGATGTAGTTCCAAATTATACGGATAGCGAAGGGAGGTTGTGGAAAAGCGAAGTGGATGATGTCGGAATGTTTGTAGTAATAAAACTACGTGACGACATCGAAAAAGCCAAAGAAGTCGCTGCCGAAATACGAAAAGGTGCATTACGCGGCTTTAGTATAGGTGGACAGGCATTCAAACGAGTCAGAAAATCAGACCGTAAACATGGCGATTATCAAGAAATCAGCAAACTCGAACTCCACGAAATCACAATTTGTGAAAAAGGAATAAACCCTGAAGCAACATTTAGAATATTAAAGGAAGATACAAAAGAACAAAATAAGGTGAAAAAAATGACAGAAGATGACACAATGAACCAAATGACCGACGTGCTCTCACGATTAGAGACACGTCTTGACTCAATGGAAAAAGGTGAAAAACCTGCTTTCCTTGAAGATAAAAAAGATGAAGGCAAGGATGACAAGAAAGAATCCAAAGACAAAGATGATGCTAAGAAATCAGATACAGAATACTCTGATGTTATTTCATCCGATTACCTAAATTGGATGGAAGACACACTAAAGAGTGCTGGTGTTGATACAGTTGAAGCAAGAGCACACTTTGATAATGATTCAGTTGCAAAAGAAAATATGGGTTCAACCCCCGGTGAATTGCAAGGTAGTGACGTAACTAATGGTGGTCAAGTAAAAGGCAGAGTACAAGAAGGTGGAAACCCATCCACAGGAGCAATCCCTAAACTCAACAGCGGTGGAAATGTAAAGAAATCTGATTTCTTGAACCCTATGGATTTAGATACTTCTGATGTAGAAGCGGCATATGAAGTTTACAAAGCCGCTGCTTTGGAAAACGAGTTCCGTGGTTCTTTAGAAGATACATTCGCAAAGAGATATCAAGCAGAACGCACAGAAGAAATAGCAAAGGCTGAAGCCGCTGCTTTTGATTCTCGTGGTCCTCTATATGATATACAAAAAGCAATTTCTTTACTTACAGAAAGAATTGACAATATTGGTACACCAGCAGAAGTAGGAGAAACACTACAAAAATCTGCTGAACCACAACATGAAGTTCCATCAACTTCTGACCTAGCACAAATGTCTTGGGAAGAAGTACATCAACTCGCAGGTCGAGTCTTTGAGGGAGAGTGAATAAAATGGCAAGAAATTACGTAAGAACAATAACTGATATGGAACGATACTATTATGGTGCGGGTAACGCAATGGGTTACTCATACTCCGGTAGTGAACTACTGAAAAGCGACAGCCCAATGTTGTCTACAACTGCTGGTACATACCAAGCAATTTATGGACGCAAAGTATGGTCTCAATTGAACCAAGAGTTCAATGCATTCAGTATACTACCTAAGAAACCTTGGGATAGGTCAGGATGGCGTGTTATAACAGCAAAGCCTTCAGATGCTACTACTGGTTCATTACTTGGTGGAGTTGCAGAAAACTCAACATTACCAGACACACAAAGACCAACATTCCAACACATAGCAGCAAAACCAAAGACAATCGCTCATACATTCGATATGTCTGAAACTGCTATCTTCCTTGCTGACAAGGATGACGGAATGGGAGATATACGCTCAGTTCTTAAAGAAGAAATGGGTAAACATCACGCAGAATCAATCAATAGAATGTTATTAGACGACAGCGAAAACGTAGCAGGTAATAACTATGAATCTCTTGATAGAATTACTGGTGCAGATGGTGGTGCTTCCGGTGGATTAACTACTATGGAAACTGGTAGTTCAGCAGGAACTGACCACTGTGGTGCAAATGACTTAGATATATACAGCATAGACAGAAGTGCAAACTCATGGTCCAATGCTGAAGTTGACTGTGGTAATGATAGAGCAGATGCTCAAAGGAGAACATTATCTCTTGACCAACTTGATGATATATTCCAAAGACTATGGGTACGTGGTGGAAATCCAAAAGTTATACTAACTGGATATGACACATTGATGAGATTACAACAACTATTACAATCTCAACAAAGATTCATGGAAGAGAAGAGAGTTACACCTACTTACAATGGAGTAAAGGGTGTACCGGGAATCGAGGCTGGATTCATCGTAGCAACATACAACGGTGTGCCAATCATTCCATCTAAAGACGTTACAAAAGACGGAATTTCAAGAATGTACTTACTAGATACAGATTATCTACACTTTAGTACAGCAATACCAACACAATACTTTGAGTCTGGTATAGAGACAGGAGACCCATTCGCAATAAACAGATTAGGACAGGAAGGACTTTACCGAACAATGGGTGAAATCTGGACTACTTTCTTCGGAGCACAAGGGAGTGTAAGAGACCTTAAGTAAGGTTTATTGAGGATTTAATGGAGGAATAAATTATGGTAGCAACAACAACAACAACTGATAAAGGATTAAGCATAAAAGTAGCAGACAGTGATTTCACATTAGTGAGCATACTGGCTGACATAGACATGAGAACTGGTACACCAGTCGACGAAACAGCATGGTTGGACGGCGGAGCAGCAGCGGGTTCATATCCGGGTGCTCTTGCTGGCTTTAACGCAAAAAACGCTAACACAACAAATGCAAACGGAAGTTTGAGAATGGTAACATTCACGGTAAACGTCGTACAAGCAGGAACAGTAGAACCTCTACTGTTCTCTGCTGGAGCATCAAAGATTCTAGGAATCGTAGGATATGCCTCAGCAACTGCTGCTAAGGACATAACTGTAACAATGACCAACACTGGATTAGTAGGAGCAGACGATACTGTAGCCCCACTAGCAACAGGTGGTTTACTACCTTGTCTAATCGTAGACTCTGAAGTCGTAAACCAAGTAGTACAAATAACGGTGTTACTACTGAACTAAGGTGATTCTTCATGCCACAACTAAAGTATATCGGTAAATATTACATGTCTCCCGGTCCGAGAGGATTTGGGAAGACTGTTTACCGAGGTGAAACATACAATGTCACACAAGAATGGTGTGATAAGTATTCATTATCATTAGGTTCTGATTATGAACTAACAGGTTCAGAAGCAAAAACTGTTGATGATAAAGCCGATGGAATACCTGACTCCGGTTGGAGAGTAGGAGACATCAAGAAATGGTTGAAAGCAGAAGGAGTTTCTTTCGGTGCAGGATACAGGACAAAAGGTGCATTATTGGGTTTAGTTGAGGAACATCTAAATCCAGCACCACCTGTGGTCGTAGTAGAAGAAGCCGCTGAAGTGGTAGAAGAACAAACAATGGAGTGATAAAATATGGCAACAGTAACTTTAGATAGCAGACCTAGCGTAATGGGTAATTTAATGATGGTAACGGGAAGTTTTACAGCAGATGGCACGTCACAAATCGTGTCTCTAGGAGATTTTCTATCAACTATTGATTCATTTACTATTATGCCAGTAAAAGCATCAGTAGTAGTAACACCAGTCGTAACAATCGACACAGACCCGGCAACTGATATTTTACTAACAGTAGTAAACGCAGAAGTATACAGATTTATGGCATTAGGACAACGCTAAGGCGGTGTTTTAGATGGCAGTTAGTCCTAAAATACAAGTAATTGGACCTTTCTCACCGAAAGAGTTCTCTACACCCGGTACATACAATACAGCAGGTAGCGTTAGTAAAGCAATGACAGATGCAGCAGCAGATGCACCCGGTAGTACATTAATAGCAGTAGAACCAATCACTGTTTTAGGTAATGTTTTTTTAATACTATCATTAACAGGTAGTGCATGAGAGTGAGGGATATGAATGAGTTTCGATGTTAGAACATTAGAAATTGATGACATAACTAGAGCACAAAAACAAAATGTTAGAATTGATACCGCTTATGACAGTGGTGAAGTTTCTGATAAAGAACATCCACTAAAGGGTGTCACAAGAAATCAGCGAACAAGAACAGAAAATGTAGGAGACGTTCTGAATATAGGTGCAGGTACTAGATGTACGAACTGTGGAATGCTTCATTTTATGTGGAGAGCAGATTGTGGGGCTTGTGGCAATCCGATGGAATTTAATAAAGGGCATAGAGACGAGGTGAATAGATTATGAATGAAGTATTTGATTTAACTTGGAATTTTATGAAAGCAAGAAAGCAAAGAGATTATTTTAAACATCAAAAAATAGCCATGCCAGCGGGTATGAAATTGATGGACCACAAGGGTAAATCACATGGAACTTTAGGTAAAAAACATACTGGTAAAGATAGTTTGAGTTTATCTCAATATATTAATTCTTTAGCATACAGAATGCATGGTAATAAAGATGCAGATGCGAAGAATAAATTGACAAGTGGTATGATGTTAAATGCTGTTAGTCCAGAAAATCCGTATAATTTAAAATTCCTTGCCGACCATTCAAAACTAGGTAAAACAATGGCTATGAATCCATTAGCAATTAATAATGATGGACATCATGTCTCAGGACCTAACGGCGACCATGAACATCATGATAAATTTACTAGTATGTATCCGCAACATCATTTCAATGAAGATGGGCAAGCAGCACAAATGAAGACGAATGTACCACCATCACCACCAGTATCACCACCACCAGTATCACCACCACCAGTATCACCACCACAACCTGACCATTCAGAGATGGTTCGACAAGCAATTGATGCGGTAGGACCGGACCATGATAAAATAATGGAATACATTAGTAATATGTCAACACAATCTCAACCTGAACCTAGACCTCAAGTTGGTGTCACAGGACAAACTAGTCTTCAGGATTTTGGGTTTAATTAAAAGTGAGTTGTATGTATGCCCCAAGTATTCAATCCCGGTGAAGGCGAAACAAGACCCTTAGACCCCGATGCCATAGTATATACAACTGCTCAAAAAGTAGCAGATTTGTTAGACATAGGACCACAAGAAGCGGTGTTAATGTCTGCTAATGCAGAAGCAAATGCGGTTCTTGTCACAGGTTCTGATTACAGAGCCATAGGTTTTAGTGTAGGAGATACAATTCTCATCTACAGTGATACTGACCCTATGGGTTTAGAACGTGTAATTACTAGCATAACTACATCAACAGGTGGTGTAAAACTAACATTTTCATCTGCGATAAATCCCGGTTTATATGAAACAACAGATAATGGTTATGTACAAAATCAAGCATCTTTTTCTAATGGTAGAACAAGAGGGCTTACTAAAACAAAAGTAGAGACTATCATAAAACGTATGCAGGATAAGATAGATAATGAAACTCATAATGCTTGGAGACCATATCTTGTCAGTGCAGAATATATTAATTTTGATACATACAAACCTTACAGGCGTAGATACTATACAGATTACGTAGGGACGACTCCACTGCTTTTTAGAAATGTTCAACAATTATTAAGGCTTGAACTATGGCAAGGAGACGACTATAGAGAAATTGGTGCAGCAGAAGCACGTATACGAATCCCTGACAGCGTACAAGGAGTTACAGGTTCTATTGTAATGTCTCCGGGCAATGGTAGTGCTGCTACATTAACCATAGGTACTGGCACTAATCAATGGAGAAGTGATTTTGATAAAGTCACTACTGCACAAAATCTTGCAGATTTAATTAATAAAGAAAATAGAGTAAGTAAGGCTGCTATTGATTTTATTCCTACTTTTACACTTGAAGGTAATACTGCTAATGTTGCACTTCATAATGAATTTTATGCTTCAGCCAATTCTGATTATGGTACAGGTATAGTCAAAGTTACTAGTATGAGAGGTACAAAAGGTGGAGAAACTTGTAGTCTTGTATCAACTGTACCCGGTGTAAGCATAAGTCAAACTTCATCAAGTAAGACTACATTTAATTCATATGACGGTAATCAGACTATTACAGTAACAAGTACAGGTAATAACAATGGTAGTGTTACTTCTTTTCAATCATTAATTGCAGGTACTGGTTATACTGGTAGCGCAAATGGAGTTGTTACGAGTGGCGGGAGTGGTTCAGGACTTATTGTGAATACTACTGTTAGTGGAGGTAGCATCACAGGCATCGTCGTTGCTTCACCCGGTGCTAGTTATACAGTTGGGGATGTAATCACAATATCAGGTGGTACTTCCACATTTACTGTATCTAACGTATCTTCTGGAGGTTTTGTGGATGCTGGAGTAGTTACTGATGGAACTCGTGTTTTTAGTTACACAGGGAAAACATCAACCACGTTTACTGGTTGTGTAGCAGTTATAGGTGCTTTGGCAGATGTTGCAGGTTCACTTTCACAACATCAACCAAAAATAGATTTACAAGGTGGAAGTGCAAGTGGCGACCAAGGTAGATTACGAGATTGGTGGATAGACCATGAGATGGGTATTATCTACTTTAATAATTCATATCCATTTTTTGAGTGGAATGCGATTAAAACTTCCTATATCTATGGTGAAAGATATCTTGAACAGGCTATTGAAGATGCTTGTACTAAATTAGTTGCTATTGATTTATTGATGAGTGACGATAGAAGTGTGTTAATACCTGAAGGCTCTCAAAATGTAGACTTAGCCTCTAAGATACAACTCTATAAAGCGGACGTAGATAAAACGATGGCTAGATATAAAGAGGTGGTTCTCTTTGGTTAAAAGTAATATTGCAAAAGATGGTTGGTTAAAAGAATTGACTAAAGTGTATCAAAATAGCGATATACAAAAAGATGTACAAAAAGCAATTACCGAAGGACCTGAAGAGTATCGTAAAAAAATAACTACTGATGAATATAGATTGGCGGGTATATCTGAAGACAGTGAAGGTGAAAAAGATGAATATGTTGAGATGGTTATTAACAAAAGAATGATGACTGAATCACCCATGCTAAGTGAATATAAATTAATCAATCAAGGTGGTATCTTAACACCGGATTTGGTATACCAAAAGAAAATTAAACCGCAAAAGGTGAAATGATATGGCTAAAGAAGGTATTACAATTGTACTTGATACGTTCAAAGATAATTGGAATAGAGGTAACACTGACAACATTAAACCTGTGATAATAGATATAGCCGAGACTACTCCAGAAAGAGGTAAGCGTCTTGATTTAGGTAGAAGTGATTATGTGTTAGTTTTCGAGACTGCACATAACGAAGAAATACCGGATATTCTTTATGACTTTGTGACTACTAGAATCAATATAACTGTTGATATACGTACTTCTAAATCTCGTGAGCAATTACAGAAATTAGAAAATGAAATTAGAAGGTGTACTCATCTAAAACGCAAAGGAGATGGGGTAAACTTCGATAGGTTAGTATACAAGACTCGTACAGACCTCTCTGATAGGAGCAAGCGGTTATTCCGTATGACCTTTCAAATAGAGGTAATTACCTTTGCAGAATTAATAACTTGAGGAAAAAATATGCCATCAACAGTTTATCGTGGAGATTTAGCAGAAATATCTTTTGGACATGAAAGTGGTGTAGTGATAACTCATGGTTATGATGGTACTAATGACCCTAAAATTGTTTTTGAAGGTAAAAATTTTGGTGCAGATGAGGGCGTTAATACTAGTACATTCTTTTTTGATGCTGGAGTAGCAAATACTCCTGTTAATGCAGGTGTGTTGTGTTATCCGCTTGGTATGTTAGTTGGTTCTCAATTAGTTTTCTCAGGTCTCCCTACTGCTTTAGCAGGGAATGATAATAAGGTATTTACCATAGTTAAACATGAATTAGTATCTGATGTTACTCGATTAACAATATCTCCTGCGTTAACAGGGCAACATGCTACCAATGATATAGATTCAGTAGCAGGTACAGTGTGTAAAATATTACCTTTCAAAACACCAACTTTTGATACTGCGAATGCTATTTCTGCAAATGCAAATGCCTCTGCTGAAAGAGTAATGACAGACCAATTTTTAGGTATAGTTAACACTATAGCATTACCGGATACTAAAGTTGATTTGAAAAGAATGCATGTTGTTGGTGTTGGAAGAGATGTAGCGGTACAAGTGCCGGGTCGATTCATCAATCAAGGTGGTTCATTTGAGGCTAATTTACATAATGCACGTTGGTTTTATTATGCTCTTGGGCACGAATTATCTGCTCCTTCAACTACAATTAGTGGTGGAGGTAGTAACAATTATCTGTTAAAAAGTGCTACTGAAGTAGGTGCAACATACATAGAACTTGATGACGCAGGAAATGCTACACCTAGTGGTATAGGCGTTGGTGATTATGTTGTAATACAAGATACTACTACTACTGTAAGAATAACAACTGCTATGGACAATGTGGCATCAGGAACTTGGCCTACAGTTGGAGCAGAAAGTATCATAACTCAAGCAAACCCTGTTGAAGTACGAAAAATTGTCGGTTTTAATTATGAAACTAATACTTCTCAAATATGGTTAGATAGCCCTCTCGACTTTGCACATGCTGAGAATGTGAATGTTGATTTTATACAATTAGCAGCAGATAATTCAACTGGTTCACCAAATCTTCTTACAACTGGAGAAATACAAAATCCGCAAAAACATCTTTATTTTTCTCAAAGAGGATTACCTTCATTTGCATTAGAAGTTAGTGTCAGAAGAAATTCTTCTATTGATGATAATGGTGCTACAGAAGTTGTAGATGGTGGGTCAACTGACTCAAAACAACTTACTCGTGTATTTCGTGGTTGTAAAGTAAAAGATTTCGTACTTACAGCAGATTCTGACGCAGCACTTAGAATGACTACAAACTTTGACGCTGCTCTTTGTTACACTGATACAGGTAGACTAGAAGGTAGCAATCAAGGGGATAGATATGATACACACAAACTTTTCGATGATGCAAGTATAACTAACGTTGCTGATAATTTAATTGATAGGAAAAAAATGGGTCTTGCAAAAGGTACACAGAAACCATTTATGTTCTACAATGGTACAATAAAAATGGCTGGTACAACATTAGGACAAGTTGTTTCTTTCACACTCAACGGTAAAACAGGTGTAGAACAACACTATGTCATAGGAGGTATAACTGCAACAGATTCTGTAACTGACCGAGTACCATTCGCAGGTTCAAGGAATGCGTCTCTTGCAATAGAGGGTAAAACTGAATATGAATTAGAAATGGAAATAATAGTAGATGACCCTCTGCTTTATCATAATATGAGAAGGGCTATAAGAAATTTCGATGAAACTGTTACAGATGCTACCGATGCTGATATGATTCGTCTATCATTCATTAAACAGGGTAGTGCATCAGTTGCAGTTAGAGAATCAATTGACATAATTATGGATGATTATTTTATTACTGAAGCACCTCTACCGATACCGGAAGATAAAGGGCCAATGAAAGCCACACTGAAAATTATGCCCAAAAACGTGAAAGTGGTATCACAAGACACTATATTACATGCATGAGGGATTAAATGAATAAAACACTACCTTTTCC